CTAATAAATGTAAGTGATCTCTTACCCATAGCAAAACTTTTTTAGTAGCATGTTCTTTACCATATCTTATTTTAAATTCTTTACATATCTCTAAACCATGATATAATAACCACGAAACATGGTCCATTGATTCACGAACCCATTTTGTTGATGGATGATTGTAATGAGCTTTTTTATATGGCGCATCTATACCATAATGCCAAAATGTTGTACATAACATTTGTGCGCTTTCAATTTGCATTTTACGAATGTGATCGTCTACTAATTGACGCGCGGCTACTTTTGGATCAGAGTCTATGTAAAATATATTCATAATAATTAAATATAGCATCTTAATCTCGCGCAGGCAAACAAAGGGCGCACCTTTTGAGTGCGCCACAGCTGCAGTTGTGTTTATTTAAAGCGACAGGCTATGAATCTGTCTATATGTTAAAAATTATCTGATATATATAATCTAACTTGATTTTCTTGTTTTCTTTGTCCTAAATCAGCTAAGGAATCAGCTAAATTTTCTAATTGGTTTCGATTATAATTAGATAAATCTAATGATAAATTTAAAGTTTGGGAAGGATTATCTAAATATCCTTCTTTTATTCCAGCTAAACGCTGCATTTTTTTAATTTCGTTAATATTTTGTTTCATAATTATAAATATTTATTTTAATTGAAATCCTATTTTTTCTCCATCTTTATTTGTACTGTTTTTAGTAGCTAAATAAACATCAAATCCTTTCTCTTTAATTATTTTTATATATGATTTTAAAGAACTCTCATCAATACCATATTTAACATATATAACTTGAACATACTTGTTAAATAAATCATTAAAATTAACTTGAGAATTAACATCTTTTAGAATTTGTCTTTCTAAAGCTGTTCTTTCCGCAGCATCATATGTTTTTGGAAAATCAGGATTGGCTTTTAAGAAATTTTTAAGTTTAGCTTTTGTTTCTTTTGAACCATATTTAGGGACAAGTTTTAAAGTTCCTACTTTACCATTATTATCTCTAATAATATCAAATATTTCTTGTCGTTCTGGATCAATTTTTCCTTTAGCGTTTTTAACTTTCTGTTCAATATTAGGTAATTTTATCACATTACCTTTACCTTTAGCTTTTTTAGCGCTAACCTCAATAGTACTTCCATCAGAAGTTTTCATAAAATAATCAACTAAAGGATAATTACCTATAGCAGGAAATAAAACTTCAGTACCCTTAACTTCTTTAGCAAACATAATAGCACCTATTATCTCACCTAAGTTTTTCTCTACTTCATTTATAAATTTTCTATCACTTAATATTTCTTGTTTTTCATTAGAATTTAAAGTACTTTTATCAGCTACAAGATCTAAAATAAATTTCTTCTGAATGTCTTCTAATTTTGGATGATTTTTAACGCCAGTTGTTAATTCTTTTTTTAATTGATTTATAGAAATATAATTGTCTGTAGTAACACCTAAAGATTGAGGTTTTAATTCATAATACTCACCACTTGTTTTTAATGGTTTAAATGTTATAGTAACTTTACCAACTTTAAAATCTCCTGAATTTGGTTGATTTGGTTTTCCATAAGTATCAAGTTCAGTTGTTTTACTTATTAATTCTTTTCTATTATCATCATATATAACAATGTTATTAGCAGACGATGGTATTATTTGGTCTTGAGATATTTTTAGTTTTTTTATTAAATTTTGAGCTATAGCTTTAGCGTCAGGAGATAAAGCATCATATGATAATTTTTTCAATTCTAATAAATTTTCTAATAAATTTAAACCAAATCGTTTTTTAGATTCAGCTAATTCTTCTTCTCCACCTGCTTCTGGTTTAATAGTTTCTTCTTCTGTAGGTGTTTCTTCTGGAGTAGGAGCTAATTCTTGTTCAGGACCAGCTGTTTGTGGAGGTGAACCTAAAATTAATAAATCAGCTATAGCTAATATAGCTATTTCTAATTCACTTATGTGAGATAAATAATATTTTTTACCACTTACTTTAGCTTGGTATTTATCTTCTCCTAAATAAGTTAAATAAAAATATCTATTGTTATGTAAAATAATTTTAAATATTGTTGGTTTTGGAGCCATTATATAAACACCTACAATATAATCTCTAAAATCTTCAGTTAATAAGTCTACTAAAGTTTTAGTTAATGAAGGATATTTATTTAAAATAAATTCTAATGGGTTAGACTCAAAAGTAAGTTCAGGAGTATCAGAACCAGTGTCTTGAGGGACTTGGTCTATTACTTCTTCCTCTTCTTTTAATGGACGTGATCTTATAATTTTAATCTTCTTCATATTCATTATCTAGTTCATGAAAGCCTTGATTAGCTTGATCAATATAATTTTCAGCGTTTGTAATATGGTCTTGAATCCAACCTGGTATATTACGTTCATTACTACCTAGTTTATTCATTAATTGAGATGCATTAGATATAATAGATTTTAAACTAGCTTGAGCCATTGATACTTCATGATCTTCACCTTCTTTAGCTACAATTTTAGCTTGTACTTCATCAGGTAAATCTTTTTGACCACCTTTTAATTTAGGATTATCATCATGTTTAGATGTAAATGTAGCTTCATCCATCTCTTTAAGAGATTGTTGCAACTTCCATGAATGTATGTTAAAATTGTCTTGCATATATTTTATTTTGTTTTACCCCAAGTTTTACCTTTACCTTTTTTTTTACATCCAGCGGGTGTTGGACGACATGATGGATATTTGGCTCGTTTTTCACCTTCTTTTCTACCACATGCTTTATATCCACCTTTTCCATCAGGAGCATTACAATCTATCCAACCTGTTTCTTTACCTTTAGGACCAGAACGTTTAAACCATTTATGTAATGATTCATCTTCTTTTAAATCTTTCCAAATTTTACCTTGACGGCAACGTACAATAGCACCTGATTTATAAGCTGATGGTTTATCATAACGTCTATCAGCGATGCGATGACATCTATCTTTTTTCTTTTCAAGTAATATTTCTAATAAAATATTGGTTAATTTCATTAGTCTTTAGTTACGTCTTTTAATTCATCAACTACAGCTTTAGTATCTTTTTTATTTTTCATGTATTCTTGTACCTTAGCTAAAGTTTCATCTTTCATTTTCTTATAAGCTTCAGCTGCTTTTTTCACTTCTTCTCTTTTATCGTCACGTTCTTTAATTAACTTATTAGCTAATTTTTTAGCTTTAGCTTCTTTAACAAATACGCCTTTAATATCTTCTAATTTTAAACCACCACGCACTTGATTAGCAAAATAAGCTATATCAGAGCATTCAACTACAATATCTTCAACTGTAGATTTAGTTCCTGGTTTTTCTACTATATAGAAAGATCCTACTTCATCTTCAACATCGTCAGAAAGATGAACTCCTTCTTTTTTAGCTTCAGTCATTTCTGCTGGTTTATCTTCTTTAATCACATCATCAATTATATAATCACCGTGTGTTGGATCTTCTTTATTTATTTTTGCTAAAGCGGCTTTTGCTTCTTCTTCAGTATCAAAATATTCAGAAGCATTTTCACCACGTGCTCTGTCAAACACAACAAATTTTGTTTTACCTTTTTTTATAGGTTTTGCTTCTTCAATAGCTTCTCTAATTAATTGTTTAAGTTCTGAACGTTTCATGATTTATATATTTTTATCTTTAGTTTACCTGTACCTTTTATAGTACGATGCCACATATGACGTGGTATAAATATTGACTGATTCATAGACATTGGAAGTTGGTTATCAAGTTGTACAAACCAATCTGTAGGTTCTATAGCTTCAATCAATCTGTTTTCATCATCTCGATGCCACATTAATTCTATAGGGTCAATGTTTTCATCAAATTCCCTAATTATATATTCATTAGTTGTAACTAAGTCTGTATATGGTTTACTCATATAGAGGTAATTATTAATTTAATCATAGTGATTTAAGCATCTGAATTAGTTTAGGATGAGGATAAACATCAACTTTATCTGTTCTTACAGAATTATGTGTAAATACTCCATTTTCTCCTCTTAAAGCTCGAGGAGTTACATCCCAAATATCTTCATTATATGTTAAATTAATACCATATTTTTGTTTCCAAAGTATTAATAAATCTTTTACAGCTTCAATTTGAGCATCTGTGTAGTTATGAAAATATCTGAATCCTTTATATGGTTGATCTAAATGACAAACATCATTTGGGTTGACTTCTTTATTAACATAATTAATAAATTTATTATCTTTTACTGTTAGTTGCCCCCAGTTGCATATCTCAATACCTATTGATATCTTATCTAATGACTTGTATGGTAAATTAAATTTCTGAAAAGTAGATTCTTTTAATCCTAAATGATAAGCCCAAAATTTAGAGCTAAATCCTTGAACTACTTCACCATCTATCCAATTAGCATTAGCTCCTGGTTTGCCTCCAATAGCTACACACGTAGCAATTCGTTCTTGATTGGATGCCCAACCAGTAAACGTAGCAAATGGATTAGCATTACCTGCTGTATGGTGTAAATAAATTTGTACTTTAGGATGTTCTTCAGCAATGTATTGGTTTGTTGGGAATGATGTTTGTGTAAGTTTCATAAATTTAAATTTTTATTACCAATATCCTGAAAATGTTGTTTTGAATCCTAATAATTTAGCGTAACGCGGTAAACGACAACTCCAATATGAAGATGTTGTTCTATCTTTCTTTTGAGGGCAATTATGTCGCTTAGAAAAAGCAGCTCTAGCTTTTGGATTGTTAAGTTTGGCTCTTAAACCACCACCTGCCATTCCAAATGATACTTTTTTTATTTTTTTAGTCTTAGGATTTTTAACATATACATAGAATTTTTTAGAACCACCACGTTTAGGTTTACCTAACGCGGGTTGTTTTTTATCTGCTTCATTTAAGACTTCTGTCAAGAATTCCTCGGTCAGAGGTAAGTCTAGTGGTACTTTAATACCATTATACTCACCAAATGTTCCTATATCTGTATTATCAAAATAATATTTATCTGATTCACATAATACTAAACGCTTAGATTCATATAAATTTCTCGCTTCAATAAATAATTTCAAAAACATCATTGATTGAGGACGATATATTGATTCATTTAGCGGCAAGTTATTTTCAATATGATAAAACATACCTTCAGAAATGAAGACTGGTTCTTTAGATTCATTCATAACTAACTTAGGGCCATGATTATATTCTTGGCCCATATAGTTAACAATTTTTTCAATATGTTCTTTTAATTGTATCTTATTCATCAATATGGGGTTGTTTCTTTTGCTTTAGGAAATACTTTAAATTCAACTACACCAGCTATATTCTTAATATCCTCAATAATTTTTTTAATAGCGGACTTTATATCACCTTCTAAAACAGATGTGTCAATTTTAATATCAACATTTGTTTTATAACGTAGTTGTCCTTCAGAATCAACACCTGGTTCTGCTGCTTTTGAGTTAACAATTGTAACACCAGGTAAAGCTCTCATAGCTGATAATATATTAGTTTGATCATTTTCTTTAGTATTAGAAATCATTGTAGCTAACAATTGAAATTGTTTAGCAGGTGGTTTCTTTTCTGTTGGTTCTTCAATTGGTGTAAAATCTTCACCTTTATCTTGAGTAGGTTGAGTTTCTTCATCTCCTTTTTCTTCATCCGCCTCTTTTAATCCATAAGGTAAACCTAAAATACCATGAACTGTATTTCTAAACATTTTTTGTGCTTGAATTTGAATAGCTTTCATAAGTAAATCCTGTAATGTAGGATTATCAGCTAATAAAGCTATCTTTCCATTATCTTTACTATGAAAAAAAGTACTTAGACGTAATGTCATGTTATTATCATCATCTATTTCAATATCTACAGATGGTATATCATCAAATGGATTTTCATCTTGTAGAGTATTTGTTTCTGCTTCTCTAATTAAAGAAGTATGTTTTTTTCCTTCATCACTTAATCTTATAACAATTGATCCTTCAGTAGCTCCGCCTTGACTAATACGCATTGGGCTATCTAACCATGATTCAGGTATAGCTTTTGTTAGTCTTTCAAGTACAGATTGTAAATAGCTTGATCTAATAAAACTATTAACTGGATATACTATTATCATATTATCTTTAAAATGTTGAACTTTAACATCTATAATATTACTAGCTGTATCTTTAATTAATTTTACTAGATCAGTTGTTTCTTCTTTAATACGAATCTTCATTACATTAATTTTGATAATTTATATTTAGTTGATTCAATTAATTCAACAAATGTATCAACTTGATTTTGAATATAAGAATCTTGAGATAAAGATTGACGATTTTTTTCTACATACATGCTTAAAGCTTCAAAATATTTAACTACATCTTTAGTATTTTCAATCCATTGTCCTTCACTTTTATATCCAGCAATGATACCATAACGACCTTGAAATGATTCAGCTAAAGCGTCAATTAAAGGAATTATACCTTCATAATAAGCTTGTAAAGCAATATGAGCAGCATATGATCCTGGTCCTGTTATTTGGAGATGAAATATATGAGCTTGTGTACGAGATGCCATGAATGTAGATAAGAAATTAGCCATGGCTTGATTTGGATTTGATAATTCAATTGATATAGACATAGTTATGTAGATTTTGTCTTACATAAATATATTTAATCAACAGATAAGATTAATTTTCACATAAGTGGTTATGAAGAACACCTCCGATTTGAGCTGCTTCTAATTCAAGTTCTTGAACTTGTTCTAAATCTAAAGATTTTTTACGTTTTGTATATTCAATACCTAAAGAACCTATTAATTTGTTATTTATATCTCTTATACCAACCATATAAACACTTTTACAACCTGTCTCTGATGCTGTATATTTTAATCCATAAGTAGCCTCAGCTTCATCTTTAAAGTCTATTACAGATAATTTATTATCTTCTAAAATTTTATTAACAGATGGACTAAATAAGCTAACTGGAATGTTTTGAAATAACATTTTGATAGAATCAATACCATTTTCTACAACTTCATAAAACATACTAAATTTTTGTATTGATTTACCTGTTGGATAGTAATGACCACCATTATGAAATTGAAGTATCCACACTCTATCAGTGTTGAATTTATTTTTTATGTCTTCAAGTTTATGATTTATTAAACTAGATACTTTTACTTCTCTAACTAATTTATCTTCTTTTTTAGTTTTATGATTTTCTATTTTACTTTTAATTAATGCTACACCTATAGGAACTATTACACCAGTCACAAAAAATGATACACTTTCCCAATTCATAGAGTCTATAATTTATAAGATTGATTGCTTATAAATATGTTTATATGTTGCGTTCTCGCAAATTTTTTATATATTCTTTGATATTTTTTATTTCTTCTTCATTAATTTTACCACCGCTCCATGATTCTAAATCTCCCTGCTCAGTAAAATAAGATTCGTTTTGTGAGTTAATATAATTTTCAAACGCTTGTTCAAAATCATCTACCATAGAGTTTTTATTAGCATTCATCATTTGTTTTTCATATTCATCCCATTTACCTTCTAATTTGATTTTAGCCTCCATTTCAATAACACAATCAAAACATCTACTATGTATAGACCACATTTTCTTATTTAAATCATTTCCTTTTATTGATTTATTACAAACAGGACATGCTAGAGGTATAGCAACTAATTGTCTTAATTTATCATGTTTAGTCACTGTTTGTTTAATACCGTTTTTAATAGTCCATTGTTTACCATTTTCTTCCCATATATCTCCTTCTTGATAATCTTGATATTGTTTTGAATATCCTACTTGAGTACCAGTAGATGATCCAGCATTACCTGTGATAATATTTCTCATTCTCTGAACATCACGTTTAGAGAATTCTTTTTTTAAATTTGATTCTTGCATAACATTTTATTTTATTTCAGTTTTCTCCTTTACTTCTGGGTTAAGATATTTAGGTAGAAATGCTTTGTAGACTCTACTACGTTTCTCATCTGTTCCTTTGATTATAATTTTGTCTATTTCTTCTTTATATTGATAATAAAACTCATTAATTATTTCAGCTAATGTTTGAAGGATATTTCTAGCATCACCTTCACCTGTCATCTGGAATGTATCTATTTTGTTAAAATCTCCTGTATCTACTCCAAATGATACTTCAAATTCTCTGGCTTTTTCTTTAGAACTAAATACAACTTTATATTTATTAATCTCAGTTTCAAAAGTATATTCAACGTCTATTAAACTATCATCTGTTTCGTCATATATAGTATCATATTCAGAAAAAGGATAAGCTATCTCTTTTAATATATTTATTAACTTAATCATAATCCTAAATCTTTCAATTGTTGTATTGTATCAGCAGCTGAAGTATGTAAAATACCTATACCACCAGCATCTTTCCAACGTTGTATATTATCTGCTCTATCATCAATTAATATTGAATTTGGTGTAGCAAATTCTTGTTTACGTTCTGCTGAACGTAATATAAGTTTAGTACCAGGTATATTTCTTTTTACCCAAGTAAATTTACCTATTTTAGATGATTCTTCTCTTGATGGGGCTGATAATAATTCTGGAGAGTATGGTTTAATATATTCCCATAATTGTTTTCCATCAGGCATCCATTGTAATTTAATCCAAAATGCGGCTCCAGCTCTAGTGATAGGTTCCCAAAATTCTTCAGGATTTGTATCATAACTAGCCTCTTTATTAGTTAAATCTTTATATCCTTTTTCAAAATCAACTAATACACCATCCATATCACAATATATTTTATAATCACCTTTTGAAGCATCTGCTTCAGTGAATATTTCTGGTCTGTATTTACCAAATTGTCTTAATAAGACACCAGCAGCAGCATTAGCTTCATTTTCTACTTCTGATCCTGTTTTACCATCTTCAGGTGTTAGAGGTTTCATTTCAGCTTGTTTACGATGTACTAATTCATGAGCTAAAGTACGTAAAATATCTGCTGTTAATCTTGATCCTCTAACAACTAATAATTCATCAGTTTGAGGATTATAAGCACCTAATGAATGTATTTTTTTAGCTAATTGTTCATCATCACTAAAAGTGATTTTAGGTACTTTTTGTAAATTAAGTGCTTGAGAAGCGAAATCAATGAAATCAGCTATAGTATTATCAGTTGATACTTCTGGTTCTGCTAATGTTTCTTCTAATTTTGATTTCCACCAATTAATAGTAAATAAATCTTCTTCAACATTAGTTGGTATATTATGTTTAGATAGATATTTAAGTACTTTTTCTCTTTGATCAGGTGAATCTCCTAAATTAGGAATCAACATACGACGTTCTTTACCACCAAATGCTTGTTGAGAATATTCAAATGGTATTAACATTGTATTTAAATAATTCTCAATTTTAGGTGTTAAATGATAAGGTACACGTATAATTAAATTACCATTTTCTTGATTTTCTTGAAGTTGATCTACATTTAATACTGGTATTCCTAATATTTTTAATATATCATCAAATCCACCTTTTTGGATAACAACTTCAGGAAAACATCCTTTTAATTCTTCTATTTTAATTAAATATTCATTTCTAGCTTTAGAATAGTCTGTTGAATTTTTGTCAGTAACTGAACGTAAATTCAAAATTGATTTTTTTACTTCATTAACTAATTCACGAACTTGTGTACCTGATAATCGTTTACCTTTTGTTACAACTTTTTCTTCAACAGGTAATGGTTTTACTCTATCACCAAATGCTTTTGTTAAAGCATCAAAATAATTTTGTGTGTCAGGATCACCTTGAACACCAGCAACATAAGCATTTAATTCTAAATCATTATCCATTATTGAAAAAATATCTTTAATGGGAGATGAATTAGAAGCTATTTCAACATTTATATTAGGAGATGGACTAAGATTTAAATATAAATCCCAAATCTTTTTACTTTGTTCTTTAGTTATACCATCTCGAGTACTATGACCAATTAATACTTTTACATTAGTAACATAAGGACGAGAAGATAAATCTTTAGCTACTTCAAAATGTCCTTCATGTGGTGGTTTAAAACCACCTGGGTAGAAACAAATGGCTGGAGGTGTTTTTGATTCTCCTTCATCCTCATTTAGTTCATTTAGTATAGTATTTAGATCAATCATTTAATAAATGCTTTTATTTTATTAATAGCTTCTGACGATGGAGTAAATTCTGGGGTTTGTTGAGTTAAACTAATTATATCTTGATTTAATTCTTCTTTTTCTTTTTTAAGTTTAGCTATTTCTTCAGGTGTTTTTGGTTTACCTTTAGCTTTAGATGTATCAAAAAATCTACGTTTTATTTCTTCAGGATCAAAACTAGTCTCAGCATCATTTGGATTATTATTAATAATTACTAAATTATCTCCAAATGCTTGTTTATATGTTTCAATATTTTTATTAATATCTCTCCATGTTCTTAAAACAATACCTGGTAATAATGCTCTATCTCTATTAGCATTTCGTTCAAGTGAAGTTATAGGTGAAACCCATATCATTATCATCATAGTTTCATAGCCTAAAGCCTCTAATTCTGCCTTTTTCTTGAGTAAAGGCTTTGATGCTGCACCTGTACCATCAATAATAATATCGTTTAAATTTTCGAGTGCTTTGGCGTATTTTTCTTTAGTTGCTTTTTGAGCTTGCCCCATCATTTTAGCTGCTTGAGACAATTCTTCAGGGCCAAAATCTTTAATTTTCATTCCTATGCCAGATGCCTTAAGTAATTCTTCATAAGTGTCATCAACATTTATAACTTGGAATTTAGATAGTGGTAATGATTTAGATACAAAGGATTTTCCTGCACCGGCTGGTCCAGCCATGAATACTGCTTGTGGCTTTTGTTGTACCTCTTTAATCCTTATTTTCATTACTTACTTGGAAATTCATCTGGTTTGGAAAATAAATAATAACTCATTTCCATTTCAGCCCATTTTTCAACTTCATTATCAGGAATAGTGAATGGATCTTCATCAACTGGTGTGTCAAAGAAATACATTGATGACTCACCGTATCCTTCATCATCATCCATAAACACATCAACATCATCAATATATTCAGGATCAATTACTGATTTAAGATATGCTCTAATAGCGTCATCATTTAATACTGGAAAATCTTCATCTTCTTGTTCTTCAGAAGAAATATATTTACTAGTAGTATTTTCATTTATTGATGATTCACGATATTCTTCTTCAGATATCAGACCAGCAATACGTTGCATTTTTTTAACTTCGTTGATACTTTGTTTCATTTTTACACAGTTTTAACCATTAATAAATATTAACTATTTTTCTTTGGGCGACCACGTTTACCACCTGTTTTAACATATGCAATTGATTTCTTTAATGCCGGGTCCATTTTTGGACGGCCACGTTTACCGCCTGTTTTAACATAAACTGTAGGTGTTTTCTTTAATGATGGATCCATTTTTGGGCGGCCACGTTTACCTTTTGGTTTATTTTCTTGTACTTTAGCTTTCTTTTTAAACAATTTAGGATGTACAATAAGCGCATCTAAATGAAATGCTCGTTTAGCACCTGTAATATCATAACATTCAAATCCACCGCCTTTCCATCCTTTTTCACCATCTTCATGACGTTGTTTAAAGTAAAACTTGTTACCATAATCATTTTCAAAATATTGTGCAGGTAACACCTCAACACCTTCTTTAAAATCAAGTAAATGTTGTTCATCTGCTTCTATAACATATGCCTTACGAGACATGATATTAGCTTCTACATTAATTATTTCCATAACTTTTTATTTTTTATTATATATTAAATTTAGTAAAGGAATTATGGTCAATCAATTAAAGATAATCCATAACATCATAAAAATGTTTAGATGGGTAAATTTTAACAATTGAATCTTTATATTCATTCAAATGCCAATTAAATTGTTCACGAGATTTACATGGATAGTCAATAGAACTACCATTACTTGTTTCCCTACAAATGCGAACAATATCATAACTTTCAATATATCCAGATCTTTCAGCCTCAAATAATTCATCATCATTTTCAAATGTAAATACGTAATTGTTGTTCATAACTTTTATTTTTATTATATAATAAATTTACTAAAGGAGTTGCGGTCAATCAATCACATCCCCATTTATCCATGAATTCTTCTTTATAAGAACATGAACTGATCATAACCATATGGTCTGTTTCTACCTCTACGTAAAATTCATCCCAAGTGAACCTACTTTCCTTGAATAATTTCATTAAATGAAAATCATCTTCATATTCAAGTTCGTATTTACGAACTAAGTTCGGGTGATTTGGTGTAATGTCTTTGTCAAATACTCTAAAAATCGCTTTATTCATACTTTCTTATTTTTATTATATAATAAATTTACCTAAAGAGCCGCGGTCAATCAAGCGTATTGTTCATTAAATTGTTTGAAACAAGCTATAGCGTGTTTTTCGTCAAAAGCTTTCCATAACTCTACTTGACCGTATTTTGATAATACAACTTTGTTGTTAATTAATATCTGGTAGTCGGCTCTGCCCATATAATTGGCTTTTCCTACTTTCTTAGCGGTAATTTTTACTTTTGATTTCATACTTTCTTATTTATATAATAAATTTACCAAAAGAGCTGCGGTCAATCTAACTATTTTGACCACATATCATATACAGTTTTACAAAAAGCATATACAAATAATGTTAATACTGAAATGACTAAAAATTCTGCGATTGTAATGTGTGTACCCATACTTTTTATTTTTATTATATAATAAATTTACCAAAAGAACCGCGGTCAATCAAGGATTGACTGGGTCTATACTAGATATAGTATATTCTTTTGTGTTATTTTGCCAAATAAGACTTTGAAATAATTCGGCCTCATCCCGATTATTGAATGTTTTTGTAAAATCTGTGATCATTTGATCACAACCTAAATCCCAACCAAAACTTACTCTGTATTTTATTTTCATACCTTTTAATTTTATTATACACTAAAGATATGGCGAGAGTTGCGGTCAATCTAACTAAATTTTCACAGAAATTGGTAAAGTTTCAGTAGAAGGTTTGGCGTCAGGATTTTCTAATTTGTAAATGTCATATACTTTAAGAAACATAGTGAAGTTATCTTCAACATTATCAATAACTTTTAGTTCCCATCCTTTACCTTGTATTTTATCTTTTTTCTCACCACGAGTATTAGCTTTTAACCACAAAATGGCTATACCTTCAATTGGTTCGTTGTGTGTTTCATTCCATGCTTTAGCATAAGCGGCGAGTTGTAAGTTATATGATGTGTGGATTGAATTAGATGTTTTAATATCTATTAACCATATTTTTCCATCAATACGACAAATAATATCTGTTGTACCAGCATATTGATGTTCATCTGAAAATAAATGATATTCAGTTGCTATTAATTCTGGTTTTACTTGTTTCCAAAAGTCAGCAAATTTTAAAATCATTTTCCATACATCAAGTGAATAGTTTACTTTTCCATCTTCATTCATCCAATGAACTTCTTCACCTAACATAAGTTTTTCAGAAGCATTGTGTACTTGAGTACCTTCAGCTGCTGCTTTTGATGCTATAATATCAGAGTTATGACCTACATCCTTAAGCCAATTATGGAAAAATTGATTTTTAGGAAAATAATTTAATATGCTAGTGATTGATGGATAATATTTACCATCTCTTCTATAAAATCTTTGATCTAATACATTTACTTGTTTATTATCAGCGCTATATTCAACTACCCTTTTAATTTTAGGATCATGAATAATGTTTGAGTGTTTATCTATCATGCTAATTCTAGTTTTTTATATATTAGTTCACCTAGAGTTAATTGCTCTGCATCATGAACTAATTTAGTGAAGTTTTCAAAACCCATATCTGATGGATCTTTGTCTTTTAAGTCAACTAAATAAACGTCTTTACCTAAATTGAGTAATTGTTCTGCATATGATAAAGCATCTTTTAAGGCGTCCCTATCTAAAGACACGTATACTGTTTTTACATTTGATTGTACTAATTTCATCATTAACGCTTTAGGTATTGTTTTGCCTAATAATGGTATTGCATTACGTTTAATTGCTATAGCGTCAAAAATACCCTCACATAATATAACAGGTACATTCCAGTTAATAAAATATTCTAGTCCTATTATTTCGTTTTTATTACATTTAGGAGCATCATATTTTCTTTTTGATTCTGGATTGATGTCTCTAGCTATAAAATAATTTAATTCTCCATTAGCATTATAAGATGGTATAATAACTCTACCTCCATACCTGCCATTTTCACAATATCCTATATTATATTTCAGAATATCTGCTTTAGTAAATCCTCGTTTTTTAAGGTAAGATAAAACATGTTTAGCAAGGATATCAGTACGAGCTATATTAGTTAGTGGTTTATATTCTTTAGGTAATTCAACTTTATTAATATCATTAACAGTATCTATTTTAGGTGTAAAACCAAGTATTGACTTTAGTTCAGATATTTTATTTGAATCTATTTTTAGTTTCTTAAATAGTCCTAATAATGTTTTTCCTTTAGCATTACATACCCAACAATGCCACGGTGTTTCGTTTTTAGAATTAGGTTGTAAATTAATTTCTAATTTTGGTTTATGATGGTTACAAAAAGGACATTTATAAGCATAATTATTATTGCTTGTTTCTTTTCCTTTACCTAAAACACTATTTACAGTATGTAGTAAAGCCGCATTTATCATAACGATTAATATAACATCTTTATTTTACTAAACCAAATCTTTACTGAAAAACTTACCTAATATATTATCATTGTATGTTAGTACACCTGGTATTAATACATCATGTTTACATTGGTAATGTAATTCATAGTATGTAAGTTCTTTTTTAGTCTTACATAATTGAATTATTATACATTCAAAATATTCTGGACCTAACTCTTTAACATCTTTAATAAGTTCTTTATTTGAGCCCCAATAATGTTCCCAATCACTTCCCACTTTTATTATTTCAAAAGATGATTTACGACCAGGACCGGTTTGTTCAGCAAGTTGTTTTTTGGTTAATTTTTTCTTTTTATTATACCAAAAATATTTTTTACCAATATAAAATTTTCCGTTTGTAAGATTTGTTATTTTATAAACAAAACCTAAATAATCTTCTGGATTATAATTATTAATATAATTCCATTTTGTCATAACATTAATATTTTATTAAGAGCAAGTTCCCTCATATAAATAAATATCAATATTATCACTAGATGCAAAAAGATATGGATTAAAGCTATATAATACGGGTGATGTACTATTATCAATCTCTATACAGTCAATTAATACATTATTTACAAATAATGAAGCATTAAGTACAATAAAGTTAGGTAATCCAACATTGAAACTAACAATAATTTGAAGTGATAATGGAGATGGAGATCCACTATGATTTCCTCTAAATCTTGAACCACCACCAGCTAATGGGAATGTTGTACTTCCCTGAATTGAGTAGAAACTTTGTGGTTCAATTACATCAATAAATATATTTTTAGATTGTTCTGTCCAATTTGTAACATTGAAATTTCTAGGTAATAGAGATGGAAGAGGTAGAGAAGTTGATATTGATGGAGTTGGAGTTACTGTTGGTGTTATGCTTATGCTAGGTGTTTGTGTTGGTGTTAAACTAGGTGTTATAGTTACACTAGGTGTTACACTTGTTGTAATAGTAACACTTGGTGTTTGTGTTGGAGTTATAGTTACGCTAGGTGTTTGAGTCGGTGTTATAGTAACAGTTGGTGTAACTGTTGGTGTTGGTGACAATGTAGGTGTTATACTTGGAGTAGCAGATGGTGTTCTAGAAGGAGTTACAGATGGTGTAAAATAAGGCCGAGGACTCCATTGTGTATCCCATTTAATTAAAAAAGTTACATCAGTATTAGAAGATAAAGGCATTGGAGCTGCCATTTTACCAATAGCTAATAAATCATTAGCATCATTATATAAACCTACAGTAGTAACATAAGGAGAAAAAGTAATATCAGGTTTTATTGGATTAAAAGTTAATAAAGTTCCATTATTTGGTGATAAACTATTAAATTTATATTGTTTAAAATTAGAATCATTAAAATTATTTTGTATACCTATAACAGAATTAACTAAAGATGGATCCATTACTCCATAAACTAATTCTATCACATTAGTAGTCTCATAAAGTCTAATTTGAAAATTTACATTTTTAGTTTTATCATAATAAAATACACCCTTCCATTCAGCACAAAATATTCTATTACCCGCTGTTCCTAATACTTGAGTATATATTCCAGCATTTGGTCTATAAATTGTACCAAGATGCAAATCAGTAAAAAATGGAAATATTGATGGACCAAAACCCGCATCAGGCAGAGGTCTTGGGGAATATAAAGTGTTAAATGTAGTGAATTGTAAGTTACCATTTGATGATAAATTTACAGTGTTGTAGGTTTTATCATAAAAAATAAAATCAAATCCTATAGGTATATTATTTGTAACTTGATCATCACTTTGATTCCCTATATTAGCACCACCTCCTGTTATTGTACCTGTAGATACACTTAAATCATATATAGTGCTGCCTTTTTCTTGAGCGAAATCTTTTAATATACCATAATTTGATTCAGAAATCATATAAAAAACATCTCCTCCAACTGAACCACTAAAAGGAACTAATGTAGCTTGAGATCCTGATAATAAAGTTGGATTATAGCTTAAGTTAAATTCATAATCTTTTACAGTACATTTAATAAAACTTTCATAGACTATATGATTATTTTTGAATTTTAAACTAGTAGCGTTTGTATTTAAACTTCTAATATTCATTTTTTTATAATTAACAACTTTGTAATACTATTAAAAATCCAGCGTCTCCACCACCAATTGCACCTTGCTGAGCACAAACATCTTGTCCTGGAGGTATACTTACTGGGCCAATTGGGAATCCGATACAGTTAGTAAATGATATACCATTTAATGTGTTTTGTGTAGGGTTATAATAAACAAAACATGGAATTGGTTCAAATGATACACTAGGAGTTACACTTGGTGTTCTAGTTGGAGTCACACTTATACTTACACTAGGTGATTGAGTTGGTGTTACACTTACACTAGGTGTTTGAGTTGGTGTTACGCTCACACTAGGTGTTTGAGTTGGTGTTACGCTCACACTAGGTGTTTGAGTTGGTGTTACAGTGACTGTTGGTGTAACAGTTGGGGTTATGCTAGGTGTAATAGTAACACTAGGTGTTATAGTAACACTAGGTGTAACTGTTGGAGTCACACTAGGGGTAGCTGATGGTAATGGACAAAATACAAAGTCAATAACTGGAGGAACATAATCAGGATCTCCAATAGTATTTGGTTTGGTATTTCCTGTTGCTGCCCCATTATCAAGAAAATATTCTTCAAGATTGGCGTATATTTTAAGTCCTGTATTGGCCATTTTATATAAATATTATTACACTGAGAAACATTGGTTACCTAATGATATAGTTCCAGTTCCTTGAGTAAATACTATAGATCCAACTATAGCACACCCTATATTTTCAGAGTTACCACCAGATATAGAGAAAAGTCCAATATTTGAGTAACAATCAAGATATTCTCCAGTTAAAGTTTGTGATAAACTATCATTTTGTATTGTTTGTTCATAACAATTTGTTGAGAATTGAACAGAAGGAGTAATACTAGGTGTTATACTTGGTGTTAAACTAGGTGTGGTAGTAACTGTTGGAGTCACACTTGGAGTTACACTATTACTTAAAGTAGTACTAGGTGTTAAACTAGGTGTAATAGTAACTGTTGGAGTCACACTTGGAGTAGCTGAAGGTGATGGGCAAATTCCACTAAATGTAAATTTTATATATATAGATGAAGATCCCGAAATTGACCAATCTGTATCAGAAATCGGACAATAATAACCATCTAAAGTACTATAGACAGTTCCACCACCTAAGTTAGATGAATAGGTCCAATCAGTTGTATTCCACCATAAATAACCTAAAATTGTTGTACAATTACTATCATAAATTATCCAATAAGGTCTATTATCATAAGTTGCTGTGGATGTTGATGAACATTGGTAAATAGTAGCTTCACTATCTGTGGTAGCGAGATAACATATAGTTAATGGACATGATGATGGTGATGGTGTTGGTGTTAAACTAGGTGTAATAGTAACACTTGGTGTTATACTATTGCTAGGTGTGACAGTAGGTGTTACACTAGGTGTTACACTGTTACTTAATGTAGTACTAGGTGTAACAGTAGGTGTTACACTAGGTGTTACACTGTTACTTAAAGTGGTGCTAGGTGTGACAGTAGGTGTTACACTAGGTGTTACACTGTTACTTAAAGTGGTGCTAGGTGTTTGTGTTGGAGTGATAGAAGGTGTTACACTATTACTTAAGGTAGTACTAGGTGTGACTGTTGGAGTTATACTTGGAGTTACACTGTTACTTAAAGTGGTACTTGGAGTAATTGTTGGAGTAATACTTGGAGTCACACTATTACTTAATGTAGTACTAGGTGTAATTGTTGGAGTAATACTTGGAGTAGAACTAATACTTGGGTTTATACTTGGTGTAATTGTTGGTGTTATACTATTACTAGGTGTTCTAGTAGGTGTGATACTAGGTGTTACACTATTGCTTAAGGTAGTACTTGGAGTAATAGAAGGTGTTACACTATTACTTAATGTAGTACTAGGTGTAACAGTAGGTGTTACGCTTGGAGTCACACTGTTACTAACTGTTCTAGTAGGTGTCACACTTGGAGTTACACTATTGCTTAAGGTAGTACTTGGAGTGATTGTTGGAGTAATAGAAGGTGTTACACTATTACTTAAGGTGGTACTTGGGGTAATACTTGGAGTCACACTGTTACTAACTGTTCTAGTAGGTGTTATACTAGGTGTAATACTAATACTTGGTGTATTACTTGGAGTTTGAGTTGGTGTTGGAGTATTAGAAGGATTAGCACATAAATTCTGATCTGGAGTTAAAGAATCATTACTTTCTGTAGCTATAGTATCATCATTTTCAGTACTTAAAGTATACTCACAAGATGGAGTTGGTGTAATTGTTGGAGTAAGTGTTGGAGTGACACTAACAGTTGTATTAAAACTTGGTGTCACACTAGGTGTTACACTGTTACTTAAGGTAGTACTAGGTGTAATTGTAGGTGTGATGCTTGGTGTTACACTAGGTGTTACACTGTTACTTGGAGTTTCACTTGGTGTTACACTAGGTGTTACACTATTGCTTAATGTAGTACTAGGTGTAACTGTTGGAGTTACACTAGGTGTTACACTATTACTTAGGGTAGTACTAGGTGTTTGTGTTGGTGTAACAGTAGGTGTAACACTGTTACTTGGAGTTTCACTTGGTGTAATTGTAGGTGTGGTACTTGGTGTAATATTGTTACTTGGAGTTTCAATTGGTGTAATTGTAGGTGTGATACTTGGTGTAACACTGTTGCTTAATGTAGTACTAGGAGTAACTGTTGGAGTCACACTAGGTGTTACACTAATACTTGGAGTTGGAGTTATTGATGGTGATGTACATAGATTTTGATTTGTCACTATAGAATCACCATTTTGTGTAATTATATCATCACCATTTTGAGTGTTTATCTCAGTTATACAACTAGGTGTAACACTTGGTGTAGCAGTGATTGTTGGAGTTATTGTAATACTAGGTGTTATGCTAGGTGTTACAGTTATACTAGGTGTAATAGTAATACTTGGTGTAGCTGTTTCACTTGGTGTTGCTGTTATACTTGGAGTTACAGTTACACTTGGTGTTGCAGTCATACTTGGTGTAGCTGTTTCACTAGGAGTCACAGTCACACTTGGAGTTACAGTTACACTTGGTGTAGCTGTTTCACTAGGAGTTACAGTAATACTTGGTGTTGGAGTATTTGTAGGAGTTTCACTTGGTGTAATAGTAATTGTTGGTGTTACTGTAGGAGTTGCTGTAGCAGTAACTGATGGAGAAACACAAATTCCATCACTAGATACAAAAGCATCACCTGAATTATCACTAATTACTAAGAATGTTCCAGCTGGGATACCTGGGCCTGTTAGGAAGAATGTAGTACCACTGCTTCCTATTAATGCTTGGATTTCAGCTATTGTCCATTTATTACTACCATTTGGTACTTGATATAGGAATTCACCTACTTCTAACGGTTGATCAGCATCATAAATTAATATTGATGTTGTTGGACCAAAGCAAGCTTTAAATGCTGTATCAGCTATTTGATAAAATTCTCCATCTAAAGGATCTGTTGTGGATGGAGTTATTGTCGGTGTAAGTGTAGGTGTTAAACTTGGAGTTGAAGTAAGTGTAGGTGTAACACTTGGAGTTACACTTGGAGTTACAGTTACACTTGGTGTAGATGTTTCACTAGGAGTAGCTGTTATGCTAGGTGTTTCACTTGGTGTAGCAGTTACACTAGGTGTAGATGTTTCACTTGGAGTAATAGTAATACTAGGAGTAACAGTCACACTTGGAGTAACAGTTACGCTTGGAGTAGGTGTTTCACTTGGTGTAGCAGTTACACTTGGTGTAGATGTTTCACTTGGAGTAATAGTAATACTAGGAGTAATAGTAACACTAGGAGTAGATGTTTCACTAGGAGTTACAGTAATACTAGGAGTAACAGTTACACTTGGAGTAGTTGTTTCACTTGGAGTAATAGTAATACTAGGAGTAATAGTAACACTAGGTGTGGATGTTTCACTTGGAGTTACAGTCATACTTGGAGTAACAGTTGCACTAGGTGTAGATGTTTCACTTGGTGTTACTGTTACACTTGGAGTTACAGTTACACTTGGAGTTACAGTCACACTTGGAGTAACAGTTGCACTAGGTGTAGATGTTTCACTTGGTGTAGTGGTTACACTAGGAGTAGCTGTTTCACTTGGAGTAGCTGTGATGCTAGGTGTAATAGTAACACTAGGTGTCACAGTTATACTAGGAGTAATAGTAATACTAGGTGTGGATGTTTCACTAGGTGTTGCAGTTATACTTGGAGTAACTGTTTCACTTGGAGTAACAGTTAAACTTGGTGTAGCTGTTTCACTTGGTGTCGCAGTTATGCTTGGGGTGACAGTTATATTTGGTGTAGCTGTTTCACTTGGAGTTATAGTAATACTAGGTGTTATACTTGGAGTTATAGTTACACTAGGTGTTTCACTAGGTGTGACTGTTGGAGTCACAGTTGGAGTAAATGAAGGTGTTTCACTTGGTGTAACAGTTAATGTTGGTGTAACAGTTGGTGTTGGAGAAGGAGACTGAGATAGAGGTAAACAAAATCCAATACTTTGTACATAAGCATTTCCTCCTAAACTAGCTATTACTAAGAAAGTACCAGATGCTATACCTGGACCTGTTAAGAAGAATATACCTGAAGTACTTCCTATTAATGCTTGGATTTCAGCTATTGTCCAGGCATCATTTCCATCTGGGGCTTGATATAAAATATCTCCTACTTGTAATGGTTGGTTAGAATCATAAATTAATATAGGAGCATTTGGTGGATTACAAGCTTCTGTTGATGAATCAGAAATCTCATAGATCACTCCATCTAAAGGATTGGTAGTTGATGGCGTTATACTAGGTGTTATACTATTACTAGGTGTTATAGTAACAGTTGGTGTTATACTAGGTGTTATAGTTGGTGCTGGTGTTCTGGTGTAAGTTGGTGTTATAGTAGGTGTTACAGTATTAGTTGGCGTAATAGTTACACTTGGAGTTTCGCTAGGTGTTTCACTTGGAGTTATAGTTACACTAGGTGTTTCACTTGGAGTTATAGTTACACTAGGTGTTTCACTTGGAGTTATAGTTACACTAGGTGTTTCACTAGGTGTAATTGTTACACTTGGGGTTTGAGTTGGAGTTATAGTAACTGTTGGTGTTAAACTTGGAGTAATAGTAACACTAGGTGTTGAAGATAGTGATGGTAAAGGACCAGCTTGTTCACAATAAGGATCAATTGGTCTCCATCCTCTTAATCTTAAACTATTAGGTATAATAGTTATTATAGCTATATTTTGTTCATAAAATACATTACCAACATATGAACTTTGTGATAAAACAGTTCCTATAGAAGAACTTATATTACTTCCACTATAAAATAAATTATAATTTCCATCATCATATATACTATATGCTTGTGATTGACTAACAAAATTTAACTCAAATGTTGTTGGTAATATTTTATCACCAGTTAATGATTTTGGTATACTTAAAACGTAAATAGCACTTCCTGAACCTGTTGGAAAGAATTTAATTGTGTCTATATTACCTAAATCAATATGTCCATTATAATAAGAAGATGTACTTAAAGTATTATCAAAAAGAGGAGTATTAAAATAAGAAGATGTATTAGAATAAGTAGGTAAAAAATTTGGATAATATATAGTATTAATTGAATTATAAACTAATCTATCATATTGGTTATTTGTAAAATAATCTCTATCAGGATTAAATATACTTGATGTTCCATAATTAACACCAATATTAAATGTAATACGGTTATCAGCAAATGATGATGATGGTATGTCCCAATTTTTGTTAGCTGTATAAGGTACTATAAAAGTATCAGATACGTTAAGTCGTTTAAATGTATTTGCTGACATGGGCGAAACATTAGAAATCTAATTTAACTCTTAATAATAATTCTTTAGTAAAATCTTTAACTAGAGGTTTATTTAGTTTAGCCACAGCTAATAAGTCACCAGCATTATTATACATACCTACTGTTGTTATAAAAGTTTGAGGATTATAAACTAATTGAGTATAAAGTAAATTACCATTTGAATCAATTATTGTAGGGTTAGAGGTATAATTAAATTCAGAATTTTTCACACGAGTAAAGAAATAACGAGATGATATTGTTTCATAGTTTTGTAAACTAAAAGTTGGTGGTGATGGTAAATTTAACATATCAAATACCATCCTATTATTAATAGATCCAGATGTTGGATTTAATGAAAAAAATGTATTAACTTGTGTTGATGAATCATTATTAAATACAGCATTTATTCCTCCTAATGGGCCTACAGGTAAAGACAAAGCTCTAGGATTTAATATAATTAAACCTTCATCAGGAATCATTATACCATAAGATCCACTAGGTGTGTAGTTAGAAGATGATGGAGTAGCTACATTTAATGAAGTGTTATAAGATCCACTTAATATTTGATAAACACGAGATGTTCCAATATATGTAGATGTTGTAGTTACAGTTGAATCATCTACTAAACCAATTTGGTTGCTACCGCTTTTAAGAGTTAAAAAGAAAGAACCAGGATTAAAAGATTCTTTAAAACGAGCTCTATTTACAGAAATTACAATTATATCATATGATGTATAACTAGATCCTCCAAATTGAAAAGAAGTATTTTCATCACCATATATTAATGATCTAAATTGTCCATAGATATCTCTAGTATGTGTTTTATCTTGTACTAAAGGATTAAAATAAGATGATCCTGAACCACTTATATGTCCATAAGCTATGGAAAATTGAGGTAATAAAGATGAGGTTACATCTACATCTCCTTGATAAACATTAAGAAAAAATTTACCTGATGGAGATGAAAATTGTAAAGAAGATGTATATAATGTATTTAACATTATTTTATTATTATCCCACATAGGAGATATAATAGCATCTGAACTAAGTACTTGGTCATCAATTTGGTATGTTCCGAAAGACATATATTATTAAGTTTTTTTCAGTATAAAAGGTATTGTAATTCTAGCACCACTATCTCTACCTATAACAGTAAATGTAGTGGTGATTGTAGCACCAGCCAAAGCTGTTGCTGGGAAAAGAGTATTAAGAGTTGTAGCTACTATTGAGAATGATGTACCAATAGCACTTTGAGATAAGTTAGCTCCACTAGCATTTGGAATTAAACCAGTTAAATTTAATCCTGTTGTGTCTATACCTATACCAGCAAATGAACTAACAAATCTTGAATCTCCAATAGTGGCTAAATATCCTGATGGTTCAACTGTTCGTGCTGCATTTAGATAATTTAAAGTCTGCGGTCCTATACTAATAGTACCAGCTTGAGGAATACTAATAACAGGTAAAGATAAATTAATAACAGGTAATTTGGATGTACCACGAGGTAATGTTACTAATTTATATTTCATTAATTGAGTTTCATCAACAAATGCTTCTAATAAAGGCATTGCTTCAATAGCTTCTCCAAAAAAAGCTGAACCAGATGGGTGGGATGGATTATATAAAGTATAATCTATTTCATCATCAGATAAAGCAAATTGAGTAATTTGGAAAGATCCATCATTGCGAGCTAATAATTCACGGCCTTTTTTTGTTAAAACCGCATCAATTGTTACATATTGGTTGTTTAAAAATCCCATTTTGCAGTGTGTTTTATATAAATATATTATGAGGTAAGAACTGTGCTAAATAATTTACTTTTTAGTTCACTTACTATATTAGCTACTTTAAGATCAACTCTAGATACTAAATTACTATTTTTAGCTATTCCAGAAGATGTTAATCCTAAATTTTTTCTAAATTGAATTACAACATTTGTTTCATCTGGTATTTTACGTGAAAAAATAAATTGATCTATTGTTGATATATTTGTATTAATATTATATGAACTAGTAGCCACATTTTTTATTCTTTCATTTAATTCAAATATTACACAATCTCTATTAGCTGTTGGAGGAAATACATTCTTTATTTCATATTCTAATTCAGGTAAAAATCTATCAAATGCTCCATTACTAGCTGAGGTAAATCTAACTACATCTCCTGGAGATATTAAAAAATTATAGTCAACATTGAGACTACTAGATAAAACCCAATTTGGATAATATTTTGACATATCTATTGAGCAAGATATAAATAATGGTTCACTAGTTGAAAAAGTTAATCGTGCTGCTGTATCTCTAACAGTATTAGCAACTTTACCTGTAATACCTACATCAGTTACACTATTTATTCTCTCAGTACCTAGATAAGGTCTATATCCAATATGTTGAGTTGGTACTGCGACTTTATCATTAGGTTGTAAAAATCTACCAGATGGAAATCTTGTAGTGATATCATTAGTATTTAATAATGCTACATTACCTGGAGAGAAATCAGGTTCAGCTTGTACAGTACCTCTTATTAATATATCTGTTGGTAACAATACACCAGAACCTATATATCTAACTGTAAGACTAGTATAATTTCTACCTCCAGCAACAAAGGTAATTGCATCAAGGACAAAATCATTTATTGAGGGAATATTAACATTAGGAGCTACGTTAATAGCTTGATCTACAATATATTCTAAAACTTCGGTACTTCCTGTTTTCCATAGTGTAGGATGATATCTAAATCCACCAGCTTTTATCAATTTATTTCCATCTAAATTAATTTGACGAGATGGAGATTGATTATCAAATAATCCTATATTTACATATTCTCCTTCTTTAAAAATATTTTGTACTTGATATAAATTATATTTAAGTTGTTCACTTAATATATCATAATTACGTTTTGTTAATTCTGTTAAATTACTATTTTCATCAATTAAATATTTAATATTTAAATTGGTCCTTTCAGGCATTGCTAAAAGATCAGATCCAGTAGCGAAAGCATTTAGAAAGAAAGCGAATTGATTTGTATTTTTATCTATAGCGGCCTGTTTTCCATATAAAGAAACATTAAAGTTAGGTGTATAAAAAGTATAAAATTCACTTGTTGTAATTGATCCAAAATATCTTGGTCTAGAATGTCTAATATAATCATATGTAAAATCTTGTAATTCTACAGGTTCTAATATTTGAGTTAATTTATTTTGATTATTTGTTATATAAGTTAATTTTTTTCTAAAATTAGATAATACTGATCCAGAAACATTATTTAATAGTGGATAATAACCATAATACCATATTGATTCTGAATATGTTAATGGAGTATGTATTGGGCTAAGAGTATATGATGAATTATATACTGTGAAAGGATTATATTGATAAATAACATCATCAAAACTAACTGAGGCACTTGGAAATTCACCAACATAAAAATCTCTACCATCAGAAGTTAAATTTATTGGACCTATATTAGAAGGAAAAACATAACTGTATGTTGGTTGATAATAATCTCCTCCATTACTAGCTGTTATAAAGGCTGTGTCTATATTACTTATTAAACCAATAGGTTCTATATTTGGTTGAGGTCTATAAACAACAGGTCTTTCTAATAAGTGAGGTTTAATTACTATTCCTGTAGATAGATTAGTTCTAGCAGGAGTAAAATCTTTAAGTGTTCTAAATAATGAATTATAGAAAAATTCAATTAATCTAATATAATCTTTATAATTATATTTATTATTGAATTTCTTAAAAAATTCATTTTGTAATGCAGGAATAGCACTATATGATCCTGTATCTGGATTACCTATGATATCATCTAAATTATAAGTAGATCCAAATTGAGATATTATAGCTCTATCTATCTCATCTTGTGGAGATAAACTAGCATCAAGTAAATGTATATCTTTAGTTGGTAAAATTATAGGAGAAATTTCAATACTTCTATTAGGTAAAAGTTGAGTACCATATATACTACCACTATATATTCTTACTTTGTCTACAACTGGATTAGCATATCCTGAATTAGCAACATCAGCGTAATATGTTTCTACAAAATTAGAATAATTATTTTGATTAGGGAAATTACTAAAGGATGCTGTTAATATTTGTGTTTTTTGATCTGGGTGGGTAGAATAAACTTCATTTATAACACTATGGTTATATGTGTATAGATTATTTCCTAGAGTAAATCTAGTCATTAAATCATTAAATGAAGATGTTGTATAATTACCTTCAATTGATTCAGGATTCAATACATGAGAATCAAAAGTAGATTCAGAAACATAGTAAGACCATAATCTTACTTCTTGAATAGAGCCAGAAAAAGGAAATGTTCCTCCTCCAAATGTTAAAGTTGTACCATTAGTATACCAAGGTGAGTTTTGAGTAGATGTAGTTAAACTAGCACTAGCTACATGTCCTACTTGTCCCCAATTATTATTTTTAATATAAATGTCATAAGTTTGAGATAAACCTACATCACCAATTCTTCTATCAGGTATACGTCTTTGTACTAATACATTATACCAACTTGTATCACCATCAGATCCAGTAGTGAATACAGGTACTGTGGATGATGTTATAGATGTTGATCCTAAATTAAATTGTAAATATCCGAAATCTCCTCCACTTCCTGAGTATATAGAGTCATTAGATCCTGTATCTGTATATAATAAGTATAAATTATAGTTAGTACTATTATAAAATAAAGATTGAGTAGTATAACTGGTTTTTAAAACATTTGATGATGTTGAAAAAGCTTTAAATCTAAATTCAATACCATTAGGTGTTATATCATTAAATCCAGTTCTATTTAAACTTTGAGAAGTATAAATCCAAGGTGTAGATACAGTATTTGGACCAGATAGATCTAAACCATAAGTAAATCTATCATACTCATATTCAAATGAAGATGATACTTTATCAACACCTCCATATTCAATATATGACATTACTGTAGAAGGAATACCAAATATAGTATTTAAATATTGAATAAAACGATTTGTACCTTTTGATTTAAGTAATAAAGGTAAATTATGATATAAACGTTTGTATATTCCTTTTTGAATATCTTGTCCTGATAATTGATAATTAGAGGCACTAATTAATGTTTCAAAAGAACCAGTTATAGGTTTATAGCTACCATCTGGATTTACTCCATAAAGATATCTAAATGTATCTGTACCATCTTGATCTGTATAAACATCTATACCTAAGGATTGAAGGGCAAAATATACTAAATCTTTAGATATACCTTGAGTTAAAGAATTTCTAGATTTATATAAATCAGCTATAGCTTTAATATGAATCCAAACATCATCAAACATTTGACCTAATGAAGATACAAATTTAAAAGCTAATTCATTATCATCATTTTCAGTTATATAATTAGGTAAAGTATAAACTAAATAATTTTGATTATTATCATCATATAATGAAGCTGTTCCATAACTACTGCTATACCAAACATTAACTTGAGATGATGATACTGAGTAATTAATATATGGTTTGACAGAATTTTGTTTTGGCCAAGCATATGCTCCACTCTCATAATAAAGATATTGTTCCCATCCATCAAAACTTTGAATAAATTTATTAATATTATTTTGAGCATTTTGAGCGTCAAGTTGAGCTGTTGGAGATGAACTTAAAATAGCTGATAATGATTGTGAAGTATAATATTCAATATTATTTAATTTATACTGAAATCCTTCTAATCTACGAGCAGCGGAAGAAAAATGGATAAAATCTTCATAATTTGTATAATCAACATTAATAGCAAAATTAGAAGCACTTAATTGACCAAGTAATTGTTGAAGTTGAGGAGCAAAGTTACCTTGGAAACTAGTTATTTGACTAAAGTTATAATATGGAGTTGGACCAACTCTTATATTATCTAAATCTAAATCAAAATTAGGACCACGTAATGTAGGGAAAGTAACAGGTATAGATTCTGCTTCTATAGCAATATTAAATACCTGTGAGTTAGCTATTTTATCAACAAGATTAACAACATTTTGTGTTGTATATTGTGTTGGTAAAGGATTAAGTAATTTTATTATAAGAGAACTTGAGTTATTATCTACTGTAGCATTTACAACAGGTAATAAAACATTTCTACCTAAATATAAATAAATTTCTTTAAAATAAGAATTTTGAAAATTTAAAACAACATCATTAATAGCTTGAGAAAAAGGAATAGGAAGAGGTGATGATGGTATTAATCTTAATTCTTTTCTATTACTAGATATTTCTTTAATAAATAAAGATGGAGAAAAAGTATTATATATTAGAGGTCTTAATATATGATATGTAAAAACATAATCACCAAAAGTTAAACCAAGATTTTTACTATCTTTTTCAGGATCTAAAACAATGTCGGTTATATCAACATCTGAATTAGGTAAAAAATCCCCTGGTATTTTATAGTCAGTAAATGGAATTATTGATACTAATAATTTATCTGCAGGATCTGTTACATGTAATTCAATATAATCTTGAGGTTGTCCGAATCTGCGGATCATATCTTTAGAAGATAATAGTTGAGCAGCTGATCCAGTTATAATAGTATCATTATTTAAAGATGATATTGTAACTATTGTTGACATTTTTAAATTTCTTCTGAGTTGATTTTAGTTAATAAAAGAATTTGGTTTTTTAACTCTACATTTTCTTCTCTTAATATTTCAATTTCACTTTGTAAATCTTCTAAATTAAAACCTAAAGCTTCTAAACTTTTTGAAGCTAAATATAAATGAGATTGATCAGAACCTGATGGAGGAATTGAAAAATAATACTGTTCATATAAAAGAAAAAAATCATTAAGTGGAGCGGTAACAGTTTTTTTAGTTGGATTAATAACTTTAGGAAATTTAACTAATTGATTAAATTCAGTATCAATAACCTCTCTAATATTTTCTGAATAGATACGTTTAGTTATTTTGACATTTTGCTCACTCATGGTTATACAGTTTGATTTACTTTAAAATAGTAATCATCATCATAAATGTATGTACCTCCATTAATTATAGATTTAATTTGTATTTTATAATAACGATCAGGTTCTAATCCATTCATATGCATCATAAAATAACTACTTGTAACATCATTACTTAATTGAGTAGAAGAATCAAATTCAGTAACTATTAAATTTGATTGTAAATCTATAATTGAATAATAAGAAGATGTTGGTAATAATTTATTATATTTATAAAGAGATTCATTAACATATATACGTGGAGGATATTTTTCTCTAGCATATACTCTAAATCTCACATATTCATTATCATAAAATATATTTTTATTATTACTAATAGCTATATTTAATTCTTCATTAGGAATATATTGTGTTGTTCCAGGATTGAATGTACTATCATTCCATTTAAATTCCAAATAAGGAGAATAAATAGTATTAGTATCTCTTGAAAAGAAGTTAAAAACATATTCATAATTAGGATCAAATTCAATAGATCCAGTGTTACGAATAATAAATCCATTATTCGGTATAATACTAGCTGTATACCATCCTATAAATTGTGTAACATTAATATTAATATCTTTAGTTGAAAAATAATTAAAAGATTGACTAACACTAGCTGTATACCAACTAGCACCTCCAGGGCTTTCTATAAAATATGATGATGTTACTCCTGATGGGAATCCTGATATAGCCCATGGATTTGTTTTGTTTGAATTTCTATAAATCCAACTACATCCATCTGTTATTTCAGGATCATTATTAAATCTTCCTGTACCCATATCCCAACTTTCATAAAGAGGATTTACAAGAATATCAAAATTAGTTGGTATTCCTTCTACAGCAGAATTATATAATTTTAATGAAGCTGTAAAATTAGGTCCTGATTTAGATATAGCATTAGCTATATCATTATTATCAAATTTAATTAATATTCTACTTGTTGAAGAGGAAATTGGAGATTCATATTTAGATAAATCTAAAATAGAATCTAATCCTGCATTTAAAGTATTATAATTTGTATAAATTGTCGCATCCTGTGATGGAAATATTTTGTAAACTCCCATTTATATTAATATTAAGTCTAATATAAATATACAATTATATGAAAGTTTAATAAGCTGTTACACGTCCATAAATGTCAGTATCAGGAAATCTAACTTCAAATATCATAGGATCTAATGAAGGATATACAACTCCTTGTTTTGTAGCTGCTTTAATATCATAAGAATATGGAGAATAATTACCTCCAGCTAAATTTTCAATATCTACTTTTAAAACAGATTGAACACCTTTAATTGATCCTATTAAATTATATATATCTGAATATATAATAGGTTGATTGATTTGCCATTTAGATATATCAAAATAATCCTTTAAAGCATTAATACATTTTGTTAATACTTCTTGTGAGTTATAAGCTGGGAGAACTGATATATCAAAATTAACTTTTATATTAGCGTAATATGCGTCTTTAATAATAATAGCATCACTCATCATTTTATTATATGATAAGTATGTTTTTAGATTTTGTTTTAAAACTTGACTAGCTCTAGTTATTTTATCTTCTAAATTAGTTGATAAAATATAAATAGATAAAGCTAATGGATTATTATTTATAAAATTTTGTTTATCTGTATCATTAGCTACTAAAAAATCTTGAGTTACATAAGCCTTACTTATATGTCCGTATTTAGAAGGCATTGATAGTGTTCTAATCAAATAATCAGCTTTTGTAACATTTCTATTTTGAGTAGGAAAATTAGCTAATGCCTGTAAACGGATTTGTTCAACTGTTTCTCCTGATCCTCCTCCTGATGAAGGTTGATTATTATTAAATCTTACAGAACCTAAAACTATATTTTTAATAGTGTTATTTATATTAAATCCATTAATATCAATATTTACACTATCATTTAAACCAATATCGTTAGCTGGTAGATTAGTTTCAGCACCTCCTCCAACTAAATATACCACAGTTAATGTTGTATTAGAAGGAGCTATACCATATTCATTTGTGTACATAAAATTAGATGGATCATAAGCCATAAACATTTTAGACACACCATCAACTAATCCCATACCAACATTATCAGGATTAGGTATAATATTTTCATCAGGTGTAGATGTAACTCCACTTCCAAATTCAATTATTAAATTATTTTCATCATTAAACCGAGTAGAAAATCGTCTATCAACTCTTTTTAAACGCAGTAAAAAACGAGCTTTATCTTTTTCAGTATAGTAATTAGGCTCATTTATAGGCAAGTTAAGAGTTTCATCAAATATAGTATCTTGAGCTAAATAAGGTACTTCATACCAAGTATTATTATCACTATCTGTTATGCTTACTATTTTAATAATATCTGAATCATTAATAGTTACAGTTGGAAATTGCTCAGGAATACCGAAAGAAAATGAAGCTGTTTTAAATGTTCCTGATATAGCTTTTACTTGTTTTTTAAGTAAATAAAATTGAGGATCTGAAGTATTAGCAAAATATTGATAAATACTTATATCAGTTTTATCAATTGAAGAAGAAAATCTAAAATCAACAGAATCTTGTGTTATGAAAGTTATTGATGGATTAGAAATTGATTTAATTGAAGAATTTTCTCTAATTATAGAAGCATATCTCCAATCTGGAGCAAACTTAAGAGACGCGTCTGATGGTAATAATTGGAAAACTGTAAGGTTAGCTGTTGATACTGATGTTACTTTAGGTCTATATCCTAAATTATAAGCTAATGCCATTATATTTTTCTTCTCCTGAGCGTATAAAAGTAATGTTTCTTGGAGTTGATTATCAGTGTAAAATGATAAAACATCTCCAACATACGCAGCCATATCCATAAACATATTTCCAGGAGAAGAAGGACTAAAGTCCATGTAACTATTTTGAAAATAAGTTCTAGCGTAGTTTACTAAATCTTGTTTTAAAGTTACAAAATCTTTATCAAAATATTTTATATCGGGTACATTAGCCATATTATTGAATAAATGTTATTTGTTGATCAGTATTGTTAAGTATAGTTGTCATATCTACATTTATATTTAAAACATCATTTCCTTCAGGAACAGAATAGTCAATTTGTATATTCACTAAATTTTGACTATAAAATTTTTTTACTCTTATATCATTAATAATAATACCAGGAACATATTCTTGTATTTCTTCTCTTAATAATTCTCTTAAATTATCAAAACTATCTATATTTTCAAATAAATATGCTCTTACATTTCCACCAAATTCAGGATCAAAAACACGCTCTCCTTTATTTGTTAAAATAAAGTTAATTAAATTAGATTTTACTTGATCTTTAGTTGTGTAATTTTGAAAAAAAATATCATACCCATTAGTATAAAAAATACTAATCCCTAAACCTCTAGGTTTAGGAGTTACAGCATTAGGTATAGAAAAAACAGGCCTATTCATATTTGTCCTTTTTCTTTCATTGTTTTCATCAAGTTACTAAAATCAGGTACAACATCAATTCT